GTTACGGCGCGGCGCGGCATTTTTCCGTAAAAAATCAAAAAAAAATTTTGGGTTTCGTTACAAAAATGATTGAAAAAGGTAAAAAATGGGGTTTGAGGTGAGGAAAATGGCTGAACAATGGGCGAGGGCTGAACAAATCGCAAAGCTATTTAATTTAAGTGTGCGGCGAATACAGCAGTTGACACAAGAGGGAATCATACATAGTGAAAAGGTGAGTGGCCAAAAGGGCAGAATGTACGACCTTGTTCCGACAATTCAAAAATATGTTGAATATCTTCAAAACAAAGCAAACGGCAAGGCAAGAAGTGACAAAGAACTTGACTTGAAAGAACAGAAATTAAAAGCAGAAATTGCTTTAAAAGAGAGTCAGGGAGAGTTGCACAGGTTAAAAACGGAAATTGCAACGGGCAAATACATATCACTGGAAGAGGTGAGTTTGGATTATCAGAAATTTTTCGTTATTCTTAAAAAATTTGTTCTTGCTGTTCCGAACCGTATAGGTGGACTGCTGATGGGATACGTTGACCCTGTGGTAATACGCTCACTGGAAAAGGATATGACAAAAGAATGTACAGAAATGCTCAAAACTTTTGTCCTGGCAGCTAAAACCGAAACAAAAGACGGTGAGGTGGATTGAAGAAAAGAAAATACAGCGTCAGAAAATACATCGTTCCAAAATATATAAAAAAATCATTGGAGCTGCTTAAACCACCGGAAGAATTGACGGTTTCGGAATGGGCCGGAAAATATAGATTTCTGGATGAGCGTAGTAGCAGCATGCCCGGCAAGTGGAAAAATGAAATGACACCCTATTTAGTCGGCATAATGGACGAGTTTAACAATTATCAGACGGAAAAAATTGTATTTTGCAAATGCACGCAGTTGGGTGGTACAGAGGCATTAAACAATATGATCTGTTTCAGCGTAGCACAAGACCCAGCTCCGATGATGATAGTGTATCCGACATCGGAACTTGCAGACTCGGTTGTGGAACAAAGAATAAAACCGATGCTAAAGGCAAGCAAAGAGACAAAAAAACACTTCAAAGAAAAAAACAGCAATAAAAAAGAATTGCAATTTGACAATATGTATATTAGCATTGTCGGCTCAAACTCACCGAGCGAATTGGCTTCAAGACCTATCCGCTATTTGTTCCTTGACGAAGTGGACAAATATCCTAATGAAAGCAAAAAAGAGGCTGACCCTATTAGTTTAGCTGTGGAAAGAACAAAGACTTTCAATAACAGGAAGATATATATGTGTTCGACACCCACAACACGAACGGGGCATATTTGGGAAGAAAAAGAAAAGGCAGATATAGAAAAACACTATTTTGTGCCATGCCCTCATTGTGGCGAATTTATAGAGTTGAAATTCTCACAGATACGTTGGCCGGACGATAACGAAAAATTAAGTGCGGCTGATAAAGCAGAATTTGCACAGTACATATGTCAAGAGTGTGGCAGTACAATAAATGATTCCGACAAAATGGAAATGCTACAAAAAGGCGAATGGAGAACAGTAAAAGAAAATACGAAATTCACAAAGACAGTAGCATTTTGGATAAACACATTATATTCGCCATTCACAAGGTTTTCGCAAATTGCGAAAGCCTATTTAATTGCGAAAGATGATACAGAGGCGTTACACAACTTTACCAATTCATGGCTTGCTGAGCCGTGGGAGGATACAAAATTGAAAACAAATGCCGAGACAGTAATGGAAAGACAAACGGATTTACCGGAGTTTGTTGTCCCGGAATGGACACGCTTATTAACGGCTGGGGTCGATGTTCAGGAAACAAGTTTATATTATATAATCAGGGCGTGGGGCGAATATTTGACCAGTCAGCTTATCACAAGAGGGCAGGTGACAAGCTTTAGGGATATAGAAAGAGTCATGAATTTGGAGTACATGAAGCCTGACGGTACTGTAAAATTGGTTGACTTATGCCTGATTGACTCGGGAGACCAGACAGACGAAGTTTATGATTTTGCGGCCATGAACTCAGAGTGGTGTTTGCCATCAAAGGGAACGACCTCAATGGTAAATTATTTCAAGTTAAGTTCTGTAAATAAAACAAGCTCAAAAGCCTATGGTATGACATTGGCACTTGTAGACGGCGGTAAGTACAAAGATATGATAGCAGGAAGAATGAAAAGGGAAAACGGTACAGGCTCATGGATGGTGTTTGATGGAATAGATTTGGAGTATTGCACACAGGTAACTGCGGAGCATAAAATAACCGAAAAAGGCGGTGGCGGCAAGCTGCGGACTCGGTGGGTGCAAAAAACAAGCCATGCCGACAACCATTATTTAGACTGTGAGGTGTATGGAATGGCGGCGGCTGACATTCTGGGAGTAAGAAGATTATTCTTGCAAGACAATAATCATGCTCCGGTTGCAAGAGACCCTGTTGTAAACAGCTCTCCGCAAAGGCAGGAAGAAGAACAATGGATACAACAAGATAATTCGTGGATTTAATTTAGAAAGGGGCGAAAAAATGGCAGATGATACAAAGGATTTGTCTTTATATAGTGCCGCGGAAATGCTGACAGAGGTAAACAAGGCAATAGTGGCGATTACGGCAGGTGGACAAAGTTATAAAATCGGTTCGAGGTCCTTAACGAGAGCAAACATAACGGAACTTAAAAATTTAAGGGATACCTTAACCGCGGAGATAGCGGCAACAACAGAGTCAAACGGATTATTTTCAGATACCTATGTGGCCGAATTTATTGGAGTGAGGTGAGCGATAAAATGAGTTGGTTGGATAATATAATCGGGTTCATTTCACCATATCAGGGCATAAAAAGAGCGGCGTTCAAACAAGAACTGGATTATATCAAGAAACACGGATATGATGCAGGCGGTTTTGACAGACTCAACAAACAATGGCATCCACTTATTGAGTCGGCAGAAATGACAGACCGAACCGACCGAGATATTGTTAGGGCAAGGGCAAGAGATATTGAGCGTAATTCCGATATGGGCAACGCTGTTATAAAAGCCTTCACAAGAAATATTATCGGCAGCGGTTACACATTGCAGGCAAAGACTGACAGCGAAGAACTAAACACAAAAATAGAAACACTGTGGAACGAGTGGACAAAAGCAAAGAACTGTGACGTAACGGGAACACAGTCATTCAGTCAAATTTTGCGAATGGCGGTGAAACGAAAAAAAGTTGACGGTGGCATAATTTTTAAAAAATGCTATACAAACCAGGGCATAGTTCCATTTCAGTTACAAGCATTAGAAGTAGACGAATTAAGTATCTCGTGGAGCAGTCCAAAAGACGAAAGTCACAAGGTCGCAGGTGGGATTGAATACAATTCTTATAATAGACCGGTAGGATATTGGATTTCACAGTATTCGATAGATGGCTTGGAAATAGCAACACCGAAATACTATCCGGCAAAGGATATTATTTATATCTACACCAAAAGCAGACCATCACAGGTTAGGGAAATATCGGACTTAACGCCTACGTTGACGAGAATAAGAGACACAAACGAATTTATAACGGCGGTAAGCGTAAAAGAAAGAATAGCCGCATGTTTGGCCGTTTTTATAAAAAAAGCCTTACCTGTATCTATAGGGCGGCAGATTGTAAACAATGCAAATAATGCAATAACGTATGAAGGTAAAAGTTTGACCCCAGGAATGATTAAAGAAATGAATGCCGGAGACGAAATTCAGGTAGTCGACCCGAAAAGTTCGGGAGACGATGCGTCAACATTCTTAAAATTGCAACAGAGGTTAATCGCAAGCGGGCAGGGTCTCAGCTATGAAAGCACAACGAGGGATATGAGCGAGACAAACTACAGTTCCGCAAGGCAAAGTGCAATAGAAGATGAGTTAACGTATATAGAAGACAAAGAATTGTTTCAGAGTTTTATGTCCGAGGTGTATGAAGAATTTTTAAAAAGTGCAGTTTTATCAGGTATGATTACAATACCCGATTTTTTTGACAAAAAAACGGATTATTCAAGGCATACGTGGATAGCTGGGCAGAAAAGGTGGATTGACCCGGTAAAAGAAGCAAATGCAAACAGAATAGCACTTGAGAATGGGATGAAAACATTCCAACAGATAGCGGCAGAAAACGGAAAAGACTGGAAAGAACAGATTGACGATATGGCGGCCGCTAAAGAATATGCAGAAAAGGCAGGAGTTAGCATTGTAGGAGGTGGAGTTAGTGCCTGATAAAAATTTACAGCGAGATATTTTTGATATGCAGGTAAAAGCCGATGAGGAAAACAGCAATGTGTTTGAGTTAAGTTTTTCATCGGAAGAACCGTATACGAGATATTTCGGGAGTGAGATTTTAGACCATGCAGACGGTGCGTGTGATTTAAGCCGATTAAACGAGATTGGTGTTGTACTTTTCAACCACGACAGAAACAAGGTCATTGGAAAGATTGAAAATGCGTGGGTGGAAGACAATAGAGGAAAAGCCAAAATCAAATTTGATTCCGACAATGACGCAAAAGTGATAATGGAGAAAGTAGCAAATAGGACATTAAAAGGTGTTTCTGTTGGCTATGTAATTGACAACTATGAGATTGTGGAAAAGGGGAAAACATCAACAGACGGACGTTTTGAAGGACCGTGTTACATTGCCCGAAAATGGACACCTTTGGAGATTTCAATAGTGAGTATCCCTGCTGACTCCACAGTGGGCGTGGGACGGTCATTTGAAGAAGAAACAAAAAATAATAGTGATATGAGTCTGTATGAGAAACAGATTTTCATAAATAAAAATCTTATATAAAAGAAGGAGGAAGGAACATGGATTTAAAAGAATTAATCGCAAAACAGCAGGCTATTGTAGATAAGGCAAAAGCCGAGGGCAGAGCAATGACGGAGGAAGAAGAAAGAAAGTTCGATGAGTATCAGTCGGAAATTGACAGACTCAAAAATGAAGGAACGGAGGGAGCAGCTACAGAAAGAGGGGCAGAGGCAGAAAGAAAAAGAATACTGTCAATAACAAGTATGTGCCGTGATTTCGGAATTGATGCAGAAAACTTCATCAAAGACGCAACAATGACAGAGGACAAATGCAGGGCGGCAATCCTTGAGGAACTCAAGAAAAGCAAAGGACCGGCAAGTGTTAAGGTGACAAAAGACGAAGGAGACAAATTCAGAGAAGCAGCAACAGACGCTTTACAGCTCCGTTGTGGACAGAAAGTAGAAAAGCCTGCCGAGGGCGCAACGGAATTAAGGAACATGAGTTTAAAAGATTTTGCTATTGAGTCAATGGCAAGAGAGGGCAAGAGCGAGAGCGAATTAAGACGTATGAGCGGTGACGAACTTTATACCGAACTTTGCCGTCAGTATTTTAATCCAACATCAGCATTTCCGGCAATTCTTGACTCAACGATAAGAAAGAATATTGTATCTATATATACAGCAACACCGACAACATTCCAGTATTGGTGCAGCAAGGGCAGTGTATCAGACTTTAAGGTTACACCGGACCATAACTATATTATCGGCGGTGGTGCGTTTGAAAAGGTAGGTGAAAACGGCGAACTGAAAGCGTCAATACCTGAAACAAGCCTTTTACCACAGAGAAAGATAGATACATATGGAACACAGTTCAACATGTCGCGTCAAGCATTTATTAATGACGATATAGGCTTTTTATCAAATGTGCCGGGTGTATATGCGGCTGCGGCTAAGAGAAAAATCAATACACAGGTATATGAACTTTTATTTAACAACAACGCAACAATTTATGATGGAAAAGTGCTTTTCAATGCAGACCATGGCAACCTTGAAGGAACAGGGGCAAAGCCGTCACTTGAGACAATCAACAAATTGATGCTCAAAATGCAGACGCAGAAGGACCCATTCGGGGAGGCAATCAATATTACACCGAGAATGTTAGTTCTTCCTGTGGGATATGGTCTTAATGTTGATACTATTTTACATTCAACATCCATTAAAACAAGTGATAATGACTATACGGGCTATAACCCACTTGCAAATAAGGGACTCACGTATGTTGAAGATGCAACATTAAACGGTCTTGCAGGGTCAAACGCTTGCCCTTGGTTCTTGACGGCTGACCCGATCTCAGCAAAATCAATACAGATTGATTATTTAAATGGAAATGAAACACCGACATTAAGACGTATGGAAACACCGGGAATGTTAGGCTTCGTATGGGATATTTACATGGATTGGGGCATCACAGTAATTGACTGGCGTGGCATTGCAAGAAACAATGGCGTTGCCATTACAATTTAAATAAGGGAGGAAAAGAATATGAGAGCAGACTTTTACCAGAAAGGAATCAGTATAGATTACAAAAACACAAGTGGTGCAACAATAGCGGCTAACACTGTTGTTGCACTTGGAACAACACGCTGCGGAGTTGCCGGAACTGACATTCCGAACAACAGCGTAGGGGCTGTATTTGTAGACGGTGTATGGATTGTGCCTTCAACGGGAACTATTGCTTTAGGTGCAGCTGTTTATTACGATGCATCGGCAGAAAAGGCAACGGCAACAGCAACGAGCAATGTACCGTTAGGCTGGGCTGTAGCGGCAGCAGAAAACGATACAGTAAAAATCAAGTTGTTAGGTTAAAAGGCGGTGGCATAGATGGCACGATTTGACGATGACGAAAAAAAGAACAACGCAACAGAGGAAATAA